GTATGCCATCTTGTTGTGGATTTACTTGCATACCCTTATACGTATAGAATCCAGTACCACCCTTACATTCTTTGGGGGTATTAAGATTAATTAGAGCAGCAAATCCACCAACAGCGTCCATTGTATTATCAATATGAGGTCGTGGGTCTAGATCCTTAGTCACATTAACAATGAATGGATTGTCCATACATGATCTTCTAAATGCTTCACGTTTATTGGGTTCTAATCCATATACTTCAGTAACAATCTCTTCAAAGACTGGGATGAAATGATCAATATCTACTGCCAACTCAACCCTCGCTGGGCATCCAGCAAGGATCCTTTTATTGTGTAAAGTTGGTGGACAACGCAGAGCGAGATCTCTTACCAACTTTGGGTTTTTGTAAAAGTTATCAATATAAACAATGGGAATCTTTTCCCACCCCATAAGTTCTACTCTTGCCTCAAGACCTTCGTTTAGAGCGAAGACCTCTCTTTCATCAATAAAATATTTCTTCATGACTTTGGAATTGGTAAGAAAATGGATTGAGCTAATCTATATTTGTGTTCACTGTGTTTGAAATGACCAGGGTGTTGGTATATACTATGAAAAAAATTATCTGGATAGAATATTAAACGATTATATTTCATTTCTGCTAAATGAACTAGTTCCCAAGGACCAACACTGTCATTCACTATCTCCTCATCCCAAAGGTCTTCTTCGGTCCCATCTGGGCAACTCTTTCCATTATAAGTATAAAATCCTGTTCCACCATGACATTCTTCTGGTATATTTAAGTAGATTACCCCTGCCCATCCACCACTAAGATCAGTGATCTCTCTTGGATAATCAATATGTGGTATACGGCATTGTTCTTCTGCAGTTACGTTGACGGAGAATGCAAGTCTTTCACATGATTCCCTAAACTTATCCTCTTCCGATTTGTCTAGTCCATAGACTTCTTTAGCGATATTAATCCAAACTGGAACTAGATGATCTAAATCAAAATTTACACTAACTCTTGCACCAGGTAAGCCACCGCAGATTTTTCTCTTAAATGTTGGTGGGATAGAAATAGCGAGTTCTCTAACTATGTCTGGATTTTTATAAAAGTTGTCGATATAAACAATTGGTTTTTTCTCAGGTCCCATCAACTCCACCTTGGCGTTTAGGTTTTCGTTGACTGCAAATACCTCGCTTTCATCAATAAAATACTTTTTCATGCGATCATAAATACTTTGGAGAAACCTATAGAGTTTGGGAATGGCAAAGCCCTCTAGTAGAGACGAGTTGAAGGAATATTGTTTACGAAGACTCGGAAAACCAGTATTGGAAATTAACGTCGATGATGATCAGATCGAAGATCTTATCGATGATGCCATCCAATTCTACCATGAAAGACATGGTGAGGGAATAGATAGAGTCTTTTTAAAGCATAAACTTACTGAGGCAGAAAAGACTACCATTGTAGGCATTGCTTCCACAACCACTGGAACGAGTTCTCATGGTGGCGTCACTATGATGGAATATGAGGAAGGTGCTAATTACTTACCTCTTCCAGATAGTGTTATTGGTGTTAACAAGATATTTAAAGTAGATTCGTCATCGGTTTCTGACGGTCTATTCAATATTAAATATCAACTGTTCCTTAATGACCTATATTACTATGGTGCTATAGATCTCTTGAACTATAGTATGGTTAAATCTTACTTAGAAACTCTGGACTTTATTATCAATCCAGATGCTCAGATTAGATTTAACAAAAAGAACAATCGTTTATATTTAGATATCGATCTACAGAGTCTAACAGACAATCATTACTTAGTAATTGATTGTTATAGGGTTGTAGATCCCAATAGTTCTACGGCGGTATACAACGACTCTTGGTTAAAGAGATACGTTACTTCTCTAATCAAAAGACAATGGGGACAAAACCTCATTAAATTCCAAGGAGTTAAACTTCCTGGTGGATTGGAGATGAATGGAAGACAGTTATATGATGATGCTGTTAGAGAACTAGAAGAACTTGAACAGAAGTTGATGTCCGAGTTCGCAATGCCACCTCTAGATTTTATAGGATAATGCCTTTAAATCCATTTTTCCTACACGGGTCACCAAGCGAACAAAGACTTGTTCAGGACTTGGTAAACGAGCATCTGAAGATGTTCGGTCAGGATGTTTTGTATCTACCTAGAAAGATTGTCAATACAAACTCAGTAATTAAAGAGATTACTGCTTCTAGATTTGATGATAGTTTTAGATTGGAAGCATACCTATCCAACTATGAGGGTTTTGGATCCCCCTCCGAAATTCTTTCTAAGTTTGGAGTTAGATCGCAAGATGAGTTGACTCTAGTAATTTCCAAGGAAAGGTATGATGATTTCATTACTCCCTTCCTAAAATTATTTCCAGAAGGCGAAATTAAAGTAACTACTAGACCACAAGAAGGAGACTTAATTTATCTCCCTCTTGATAATGCTCTATTTGAAATTAAGTTTGTAGAGACAAAAGTTCCTTTCTACCAACTGAACGATCTCTACATGTATGAACTTAAGTGTGAGATCTTTGAATATGAAGATGAGGTTATCACTCTTCCAGACACAGAGCATGGTGTCAATGGGGAAGATGTTATTGAACCCATTGGTCTTGGTGGACAACTTCTCAAGATACAGATGGTCGAAGATTACACATCGAATGCTCTTGCTTCAGTTTCTTTGGCATCTACAATTATTGGAACCAAGTCGGTACAGTATGTACGACTGTTTAATGAAGGTAATTATATTTCCACACCAGACGTATACATTTCAAAACCAACCAGAGGAAATCAAGCAACTGGTATTGCAACTGCTTACTACGATTCAGTCCAAGAAGTAAGTATAACATATAAAGGAACGAATCACATCACAATTCCAAATGTGACGTTCACGCCTCCTAATAGAGCTATTTCTTCTCAAATTAAATTTGGAAATAACTCTCTACATCATCAAATTTATAGTGATACCAGGGATGCTAATTTTAATTTCCCAGTAAACTTAGATACAAGAACAACTGCAGATGGCAGAACCGTAATTAGTTTTTGGTTCTACCCAACTAAGTTAGATCCAGATCCAAACTTTGGTGGTGTTCTTATTTGGTCCGATAGAATCAAAATATACCATAGAACATCAGGTACTGTCGTATATGCTTCTGGTACTACTAGTGTTGAAAATACAAATCCACTAACTTTAAATGCTTGGAACTTTATCCGAGTAGAACAAGTTGGTAATGATGCGACTCTTTCCGTTAATGGAAACACTGGATCCGATTATCCAAACGCAGACCCCATTATGTTCTTTGCTGGAGATAGACTCCACATTGGTGCAGATACTGCTGGTGCAGGAAAATTAAATACTATCACTAGAGGATTTGAGGGATACCTAGATCACTTAACTATCAACGTCACAGGAGACTCTGCATTTAGAACGACTAGCAGTGCCTTAGTTCCCACAAGTGAGACAGAACAGGAAATTGATCCACAAATGAGCACGTCTGCACAACGTGTCAATAACCTAAACAATGAGTATCCAGTTGTTGTTGCCAACCTCAATGCAGCAAGAGAAGTAGAATCTTTATCTATTGTTTATGGTGGTAGTGGATACATTAGTGATCCATTGATGACTATTGAAGAACCAAGACTGGGAGATCAGGCAACTGCTGTTGCAATCATGACCAGTAGAGGCGGTTTGCAGAATCAGGCAATTGATAGAATTCTTCTGATCAATCCTGGTACTGGATATACAACTCCACCTACTGTTACCTTCACAGGAGGTGGATCGATTGCTGGTGCTATTGCTACTTGTGTTCTCGGGGAAAGAGTCCTCGGACCAGTTGCGATTTCTACTGGTGGTTTTGGATATAACTTTATCCCAACAGTGGGAATCACTTCTATCTTTATTCCACAGTCTTCAAATACTGCAAGATCGATCGAGAATGCACAAGCAGAAGCAGTTGTAAGCACTGCAGGAACTGTAACTCAAATTAGATACAGTAATGCTGGTGTTGGATATACCTTCACTCCAGACGTAACTATAGAGAAAGTAGAAACTGCATTCTTTGGTGACTACGAAATCAACAGCGTTGTCAAGGGTGTTTCTACGGGAACTAGTGCATATGTACAATCCTGGGATTCACTCAATCGTATCCTTACAGTTGCTATTCCAAATGGAAACTTTGCAATTGGTGAAGCGGTTGTCGGTGCAGGTGTCAGTTATAGAATTTCTTCAATCGAAGATAATTTCGATAATGTTCCTTTCGCATCTAATGAAGAGATTCAAGAGGAAGCTGATAAAATCATAGACTTCAGTGAAAAGAATCCATTCGGTGAGTTCTAAATAGCTTTATTACTTGGAAATATCATGTTAACCTCTCACTTTTACCATGAGATTATCCGAAAGACTATTATTTCTTTCGGTACTCTTTTTAATAATATTGAGATCCAGCATAAGGATAGTGCCGATAACACGGTCAGTGTGTTAAAGGTTCCCATTTCATATGGACCTATTCAGAAATTTCTTGCGAGACTGGAACAGAATAGAGACTTGAGATCTCCTGGGCGTCCTGCAGGTGCGTTAACTCTTCCAAGAATGTCCTTTGAACTCCTTGGATGTTCTTACGATGCAAGTAGAAAAGTTTCTACTATGCAGACTTTTAAAGCAGTCAATAAAGAGACCTCCAAATTGATTAAGGGGTACATGCCAGTGCCCTATAACTTCAATATTCAGTTGAGCATCATTTGCAAATTGAATGAAGATGCTTTGCAAATTCTTGAACAGATCTTACCATACTTCCAACCATCATTCAATCTATCAATTGATTTGGTAGATGTTATTGGTGAGAAGAGAGATATGCCTATCACTTTAGATAATATCTCAATGGAAGATAATTATGAGGGTGATTTTATGACTAGAAGAGCTCTCATCTATACACTAAACTTCACCTGTAAGAGTTACCTGTTTGGTCCTATCAATGCAAGCAGTGACGGTCTTATTAAGAAGGTACAAGCGGACTTCTACACAGATACATCCAACATTAGAACTCCAACAAGACAAGTCAGATATACTGCAGTCCCTGTTGCTGCAAAAGATTATAACCAAGATACTACAACCAAGACTTCCGAAATCGTTTCCGAGCTCGTTACTGCCTTTAATGTAACTGATGCTACTCCATTTAATGTAAATGATTTCATTCAGATTGATTCTGAGGTCATGTCCATTAGAGGTAAGAGTGGTAATAGATTAACAGTGACCAGAGGTCAATATCAATCGGAAATTGTTTCCCATGATATTGAAACGCCAGTCCATGTAATCAATTACATAGATAATGAACAAATTGAAGAAGGAGATGACTTCGGATTTGGTGAAACGAGGTACGATTACAGATCCGATGGTCAATCGTATAGTGTTAGTCAGACAGTGGATACTGATCTATGAGCAATAACTTTGACTCCATTGACAATGCGTTAGACATTGAGGCAACTCCAGTCGAACAGACTGAGATTGTAAAGAAACCTTCTGGGAAAATCAAAAAGAGAGAGGATATTCCAGACGTACAGAGAGACTATGAATACACTAGAGGTCAACTCTATTCTTTGATCGAAAAAGGTCAAGAGGCTATTGATGGAATCTTAGAAGTTTCTCAACAGTCAGATTCTCCAAGAGCGTATGAAGTTGCAGGTCAGTTAATTAAAAGTGTTGCTGATACTGCAGATAAACTCATGGATCTACAGAAGAAACTTAAGGATGTAACTGAAGAGAATCCAAAAGGACCAACGAATGTCACTAACAATGCCTTGTTTGTTGGTTCTACCTCGGAGTTGCAAAAATTACTTAAGCAAGGTCTGAACGATAAAAATAAATCTAAATAGTTAAAATCGGTTCTTCAATCATGAAATCTTACAGGGAATTTATTAGCGAAGATTATAGAAGAATCAACCAGTACGGATCTACCTACGCAATCACATTCATCTTCAGAGGGATGACGAGAACTCTACAGATGTTTTTCCCACAAAAAGGTAGACCACTTAAGAGAGACGTTCAAGCAGAACTAGAAAAAATTTATCCTGGTGGAAAAGTAATTTACTTTGCACCAAGCTTAAAAGATCCAACGAAACCATTAGTTGTCATTGAAGACTGATTATGCCTGCAGATAGTGATGTATATCTTGGTAATCCGAATCTAAAAAGAACCAATGTTAATATTGAGTGGACTCAAGAAAACA